AACAAAACTGCGAGAACGCAGAATTCAACGATTATCTTTCGAGGGTTATCCGGCGCATGCCGGGGCGGCGAATCTGTTGAAGGGAGGTTGTAACGTGAAAGTACAAAGGATCGGTCGCGCATACCGGCATTATTATGCGAACATATCGTCGATATATGCGAAAGTCAGGAGGGTTTGACAAATGATTGATTTCGTGTTAAGGCTGGCCGGCCTGCTGGCGATCCTGTTTGCGACATTCATTGCCGGGGGCGTCAGCGCGCTTTCGTCGGTCAAAAGCGAAGTACCCGAAGCGTATGCAATGTGGGCAAAAGCCCGCGAAGAAAGGAGGGGCAGACAATGAAAATCACGCTCAAGAGGCTTTCGGGGATTATCCACGATACGGCGGAAGTGATGATTCTGCTGGACGGCATCACCTTGCAGGGTAGCGGCGAAAGCCTCCGCGCCTGCCTGAACGATTACGCTCTCAATGCGGAGGTTATCGGCCTTGAAGCAGGCGACGACCTGTTGAAAATCTATCTTGTGGAAGACGACGAAGGGAGCGGCAAAGAATGAGCTACTACGACGAACGGGTCGCGCGGGCGCTGGTAGGCATCGAGAGGGAGTTGCGGGGCATTCGATGCGCCTTGCAGAGCATCGACAAACGGCAGCAAACACCGGAAGAAAAAGAAAATATCGCCGCTCTTCGCGACTATCTTACAAGCCGCAACCTTGGCGGCGGAAGGCAGGACGGCGAAGAACTGCGCCGGGGTGTTTGCGGCGCGGCAGAGATTGACGGAACGCCTTGCAACGGTTGCCGTCCGCGACCTTGCGAGCATGAAATATGGGGAGGGCTTGGCAAATGACTGAACGAGAACGCAACTACGCGGCAGGATTCGAAATAGAAATGACCTTGCTGTCTGCCACGTATCCGCCCTACGCCGGCGACGACGGTCTCATGCGCTGCGGCAAGTGTCACACGCTTAAACAGGAGCGCCGCAAAACGGCAGGCGGGCAAGAATACGTCGCCGCGATTGATTGCCTTTGCCGCAAGCAGGCAAAGCGTGCCTTGCTCTTGCGGGAAATGCAAGACGGCATCGAAGACGAACGCGCGAAGAAAGCGACCTTTTCCGGGGACGACGGCGCAGACCGTGAAAGCGGGGCTTTCCTGCGGCGCTATGTGGAGAAGTGGGACGAAATGCGCGAGAAGAATATCGGCCTTTTGCTTCACGGCGACGTCGGAGGCGGCAAGACGTTCTTTGCGGGCTGTATCGCAAACGCGATCATTGAAAAGGCGATCAATGAGGGCAACACGCATTCCGCGCCGGTTCTCATGACAACAATCCCGGCTTTACGGGACGAAATGCAACGGGATTTCGGGGCAAAGAAAGCGTATGTTCTCCGCACTATCGCAGAAACGCCGCTGTTGATCCTCGACGACATAGGATTCGAGAAGACAACGCCGACGGCGGCGGAATTGGCTTTTGACATTATCAATCAGCGATACAAGGCAAACTTGCCTTTGATCGTTACGACGAATTTGACGCTTGCAGACATAAGCAACGCGCAGGACATGCAGCAACGCCGCATATTTGACAGAATCGTCGAAATGTGCGTTCCGGTCTACGTCAAGGCCGACGGCAGGCGTCGGGCCGTTGCCCTCGACAAGAGCGCGGCAGCGCGTGCCTTGCTGGGCATTTGAAAGGAGCGAAGACAATGAAAATCGTTTGCACGGTGAAGGAATTTGCAACCCTTGTCAGGGGGTGCGCCGAAACAAGCGGGAAATTCGGGTGCGGCTATTGCCCGATGCGCGATATTTGCAACGACGGCGTCGTCGAGCAATTCGTCGACAGAAGCGGCATTATCGACGAAGCAAAGGAGGGCTTGCAGGATGAATAAGGGGGGGGGCGCATGGCAATAAAGCGCGGCGACGTTGTGGCCTATTGGCGAGAACCCGACGCCCCGCTCAAGGCCATTTCTGAACCGTACAGCTTCAACGGGCAACAGGTCGTCACGCTGCAAAGAGTTGCGCGGAAGAAGGTCGACCGAAAACAGGGAATTTATGCCGTTGACGGCTTGATACCATACACAAAGAAGCAGGAGGAAGGACAATGCAAAAACTGATATTCACGGGCAACCTTTGCGACAAGCCCGAATCAAGAGGAACAAGCGACGGCAGGCAAGTTTGCAATTTCACGGTTGCCGTCAATCGCCCGCAACGGGCAGGACAGGAGCGGCGCGAGGCTGACTTCTTCCGGGTCGCCGTATGGGATAACAAAGCGATCGCCTGCATGACCTATCTTGACAAGGGCAGCAAGGTTTGCGTCGCGGGAACGGTCTCCGCTCGCGCCTATATCGACAGAAACGGCGACGCGCGCGCCGTGATGGACGTTTCGGCGATTGAGGTTGAATTCCTGGGCAAGCCCGCCGGAAGCGCTGACGCAAGAGAAGCGGCCTACATGGCGCAAGAGCGCGAGGCAATCCAGCAGGAAAACCGACCGGAAGTCGGTTTTGCAAAGAACGAAAACAAAAACCGACCGACGGTCGGTTCTGTGGATCAGCAAAGCGGTTTCGAGACCGTTCCCGCTGACGACCTTCCGTTCTGACGGTGGAGGGCTGACAATGAGCATTGAAACAAAAAGCGACGGGCGCGAATTGATGGTTCAATACACATGCCAACGATGCAGAGGCAAAGTCGTTTTGCCATACGATAAAGTCATGCACGGCGAACATTACGGATACTTACGTAATAGCGATTTGCCGGACGGATGGCAACCGGTGGGCTATAATTCCATTCTCTGCGCGCGTTGCTATGAGGAATATAAGGCTTTCATGAATCCAATAGAGAAGGTCGAAAAACATGATTGAAGCGGTTATCACATGGAAAGACGGGGACACGGTAACGGTTCACGCGCGCGGTTTCCGCGAGCTATTCGCGGCGATTGGCGACAGAGAAATCGAAGCAATAGACGCTTATGAGATCAGCGTCAAGGAAATTCGACAAGGGAGGTGCGCAAGCCTTGGCAAGGGGATTTGACGACCTGTTTGACGTGCAAGAATATCAATTCACGATATACCGGATTATTTCAGAGAGGCACACGGCGGACGGAAAGAGCGACGCCGAATTATCCGCGCTTGCGGCGGCAATAAAGGCGCTTGAAGAGCAGCGGGGCGACACGGTGGAGGGACGCATATTGCAATACCACGTAAACAAACCGGCTGCGCTTCTCTTCCGCGATCAAAACACAATGCGCGCGCTGAAAGCAGGCTTTAGCGCATTAAAGCGAAAAGAGGAGGAATTACAAAGACGATGCAGGCAAACAGATTTGTAATACAAGGGCGCTTGCCGTCCTTGAATGACTACATAAACGCATGCCGCTCGCATTGGTCAAAAGGCGCGCGCTTCAAGGAAGACACAGAAACGGCGATCATTTGGGCAATCAGGTCGGCAAGGAACAAGGGCGAATGCAGGCCGGTCACAAAGCCGGTGCGAATTTCGTTTTTCTGGCACGAACACGGCAAGGCGCGGGACGTTGACAACATATACAGCGCGAAGAAATACATTCTTGACGCTATGCAGAAAGCGGGGATCATTGAGAACGACGACCGCAAGCACGTTGTCGACGTCGACGATCACATTTTAGAAGCGCCTGCCGGAAAGGATTGCGTCGCTGTTTATATTCATGAGGTGGAGGAATGAAGACAAAAGACCTTGTTCGCAGCTTGCGGGCGTGCGCTGGACGTCCTTCCCAACTCCTGAAACCGTGCGACGAATGCAAAAAGACAAGCGGTTTCGGGTGTGCCCGCGACTTGAAGCTTGAGGCGGCGCAAAGGCTTGAAGAACTCTCTGCGAAGGTGGACGAACAGGAGGCGCAACGATGAATTATATTGTCGCAGACGAAATTGAAGAATACAAGCTCGAAAAGCTGGAAGAGATCGACGACAAATATATGAACCTCTTGCGCGTCGGAGAGGTCGGAGAGACGGCGACGCTTACGGTAAATATGACGCCGACGCCGGAATTCGTGGAAGCGGTGAAGAAACTTGCCGAACAGATCGGCGAAGCTCTTGCGCAGCTTGGGGAAGCCTTTAGAGGGTTTCTCGCGGCATTTGCGGCAAACGCGGAGGCAATAGCAAAGCTTAAAGAGCTTGTAGAATATGAAGACGAAGCACGTCTGGACGACCTGACGCGCGAGGAATGGCGCGAGGCGGAGGCGTTTGCAGCACAGAAAGCGGCAGCGCGGGCGCGATCCTATGCCGGGGCGCAGACGGCGGAAAAGGCGCGCGAGGTCAGACGGCGCAGGAAGTGGCGCAAAAGGATTGACGACCGGATTCATATTTTCCGGGGATAAATTAGACGGGTCGGAGGTGCGCGGCAAGTGGAGGCAATACAAAAGGCAGACAAGGCGCTGCGCGTCTTTGGCGAAATCAAGCGCGCAGGATTGAAAGGCGGGAAAGAGACGCGGGAGCTTGAAACGAAGATCACGCGGGCGCTTTCGTCGCTCACACTCGAAGAACAATACACAATCCGGCGCATATACGTCGAAGGAATGACGAACGAAGAGGCGGCGGCGGCAGACGATTGCGACACGTCGACCGTCTCAAGGCGCAAAAAAAGAGCGCTGTCCCGCGTGGCAATGATGCTATATACCGATCAGTATATCAGGGACGGCGGGTTGTAAATATCAACAGGGCTGTTTATAACTATGTGGATAATGCAAAAGCCGGGGACGATTCCCGGCTATTTGCATGTATGCGCGGCGATTATTGCATTTTATTTTGTGTTTCGGCGGCGATCGTGCCTTAACGCAGCTGCAAAAATGAATAATTAACATTCATAAATTGCAAAAAGCCCCTCGGTGGAGGGGCTTTTATATATCAACACATTCTATCTTCTATCAATACATTCTATCTTCGGTGTATCATCGGCGACGTTCACAATTGCGACGAATGCCGCGATCATGTTATCGCGCGAATGTTTGCAATCAAAGAGGGCTTGTTCTGTGCTTACGTGAATATACCGTTCACCGAAAAGCACAAGCAGGGCGCGGAGATTGGTTAGCCGGTCGTCGTCGGGGACGTCAGACACAAATATTCCTCCTTTTTGCCGTCAGGCGGGGAAATGGAAATCGGATACATTGTAATACAACCATTCGGAAAATTGCAATAGGATTCTTTGTAGTAAAAAGTCGAAAAGTGGTAAAAATACAACAAATTTTCTGAAAATAATTGTTGACATATAGTGCACTATATGATATAATAAGAGTGTCGAAAGGGCAAGGGAAACAAAAGCCCGACGACAGAAAGGCAGGTGACAGCATGAACCGAACGACCGACAAAGCGGAGGTTATCAACATGACCGACACGCAAGCAAGACGCGCCGACCTTCTCGCAAGGCTGGACGAACTCGACCGACTGACAAGCTGCACGACCGACCGCGAAACGCTTGAGCGAATCGCAGAACGCAAAAAGGCGATTAGAGAAGCCCTCGACAGCCTCTAATCGCCAAACCTCGGAGGGGCGTCCGGTAAACCTGCCGCCGGTCGCCTCTCCCTTCCCCCGGATTCTACCACAACAGCGGCAGGAAGTCAAGAAAGGAAGCGGGAACAATGAAGAACGAACAGGGCAAAGCAATAAAAGTAGAATGGTGCGAAGAATGGATCAAGAGCACATTCAAAAAACTTCCCTCTTTTGCAAACGCGATTGAAAGAGAATGTTTCTTCCGCATGGCAGAAGCGGCGGGGCTGTATGTACGCGGAACGTATGGTTCCCCCATGAGCGAAGCCCTCGAAAAGCTGACCATCGTCGAAGCGAAGCACGACGAAGACGGAAACTTCAAGTATCACGTCTTCAAACTCGCCTGATAATCATAACGCCGAGCCGGGGCGGCTAATCCCCGGCAGGAAGGGAAAGCAATGACAAACGAGCAGCTTATCGGGGCTTTGCGGTATTGTAACGGGCAAGCGAGCTTTTGCAAGTTGTGCCCGCTCTACGGGGATTACCTGCGGAAAGGCATTTGCACGCTTCCGCGCGACGCCGCCGGTCGGATTAGGCAACTCGCAAACGAGAACGCAAAGCAGAAACGGACGATCAGAGAGTTGCAATTAAAGCTCGCAGGGCAGGCCGCGCAGGAGGTGGAGGAATCTTGACAAAAACGAAGTACGCGTCGCAAGCGCAGTATATCAAAGAGAACATTCGACGTTTTGTTCTGAACGTCAACAGGCACACGGAAGAAGACCTTCTCAAACATCTTGAGGCACAAAAGAACGTGCAAAAATACCTCCGCGAATTGATTCGCGCGGACATGGAAAAAAACAAATAATCAGCAGGCCGGGCGAAAGCCCGGTTTTTCTTTGCGCCGCTTGGCTTTGACGCCTCGCGGCTTTTTCTGTTGGTGCAATTTTCCGCGCACAATTGATGCACAAATCGCGCCATTTTTGACGCACAAACCGCGCACATTTGGCGCTATGGTAATTCGCCTCCCTGCTTTGTATTATGTAGGCAAGAAAATACGGGGGATGTGGTGCGGTTGTCGGACGTTGTGATTGTGGCGATTGTGGGCGCGCTGGGGAGTGTACTTGGTTCGCTGATAGGTATTCTGGCGGCGAACAAGCTCACAACCTACCGCATAGAGCAACTCGAACAAAAGGTCGACAAGCACAACAACCTTATCGACCGCACATACAAGCTCGAACGACAATATGCGATCCTCGAACAACATGTCGCGGACTTGCATAGAAACGACGAATAAGGAGGACAAAACAACATGATTGACTGGAAACGCAAGTTGACCTCTCGGAAATTCTGGACGGCTGTTGCTGGCTTTGTCTCTATGCTGATTGTCTTTTTCGGCGGCGCGGAAGAGCTTGCGACGCAGATTACAAGCCTGATTCTCGCAGGCGCGTCGGTTATCGCCTACGTTCTGGCCGAGGGCTTTATCGACGCGAACGCTACCGACACGCCTGACGCGGGCGGTGATGGCAATGCCTAAAACCGGCGCAGGGCTGGCAAAGTGGGCCGAGGATATCTTCGCAGCGAAAACGCATGTCTATTGGTGGGGCACGTATTGCAACAAATGCACGGCGTCCCTGCTGGCGGGCAAAAAACGACAGTATCCCGGCTCATACAAAGACAAGGATCAGGCGAAATATGAGAAGCATATCGCGCAAGGCAAGATTGCCACGGATTGCGTCGGCCTGATTAAGGGTTATTACTGGGAGCAAGACGGCGTTATCAAGTACGGACGCAACAGCCTGCCCGACAAGGGGTCGAACGGCATGTACAGCGCGACGAAGATCAAAGGCAACGTCTCGAACATGCCGGAAATACCCGGCTTGCTTGTATGGTCAAGCACGAAAGGACATGTCGGCGTTTACGTGGGCGGCGGCTACGTGGTGGAGGCTCGCGGCGTCTCTTATGGCGTGCAGCGAAACAAGCTTTCCGCGCGCAGCAGTTTCAAGCTTTGGGGGCTTTGCCCTTACATCGAATACACGCCGGAAGAAGTCGAGCGGGCGAAAGCGGCAGCGGGCGCAAGCAGCGCAGCACAGCAGACCGCCACGTCGACGATCAGGAAGGGCAGCAAGGGCAACAAGGTGCGCGAAATGCAAACCCTGCTTGTCAAGGCAGGCTGCACGCTTCCGCGATTCGGCATTGACGGGCATTGCGGCGACGAAACCGTCGAAGCGATCAAAGCTTTTCAGACGGCAAACAGCTTGACGCCGGACGGCATTTGCGGCGCTCTGACATGGGCGAAGCTCAAGGCCGCGACCGGCAGCACGACGCAGAAGCCCGCCGAAAGCAAACCCACGACGACCGACAGGCCGACAATCCGCAAGGGCAGCAAGGGCGACGTCGTTCGCGAAATGCAAACGAAGCTTGTCAAGGCAGGCTGTGCGCTTCCGCTGTATGGCATTGACGGCAATTGCGGCGCTGAAACGGTGGAGGCAGTCAAAGCCTTTCAGACGGCAAACAGCTTGACGCCTGACGGCATTTGCGGGCCTCTGACGTGGGCAAAGCTTGACAAGGTGTGATGTATGAATGACGCCGAACAAGACGCCGCAAAAGGCGGGACGCAAACCGGCATATGAAACGACCATAAGGCCACAACTCGACGTTGTCCGCCTTATGGCGCAAAACGGTATTTCTCAAGCGAAAATGCGCGACATGCTGGGCGTCTCCCGCCGGACGTGGGAACGGTGCAAAAATGAGTATCCGGAATTTCTGGACGCCATAAATGCGCCGCGCATTGTCAAGGTAAAGAACCGCGACGAAGAAATCGAAGTGCTTGAATCGGAAATGTATCGGCTTGCACGTGGTTTCACGATGAAGGTCAAAAAGCATTACAAAGTCAAGCACGTCGAATACGACAACGGCAAGCGGCTTTCGGAAGACGAAGAGATTGTCGAGGTCGAAGAAGAGGAATATTTCCCGCCGAACTTCCATGCGCTGCGCTTCCTTCTCATGAATTGGGGCGGCTACATGTCCGAACCGGCAGCGCAGGCACAGCGCGAGAAGGAATTCGAGCATAAAAAGGCTATGGACGAACGGGAAAATTGGTAACGATCAAAAAACGCGAAAATGAGCGTTAGAGGATCACAGAAACAAGGAAACCACAAGAAAACCGGTGGAGGGTGATTACATGGCTGTATATGGTCATCGTGAATGCAAGAGCGAAGTCGAGGTCGTACCGAAGACCACGTTCGACAATCATGCGCACGGCAATATCACGCGCGGGGGCAAAATGTCCGGCGTTTCGGCTCAAAAGATGCTGCGCACAACCCCGGACGGGACTATTGTCGCCGATAACACTCTCGACGGCGATATGACGATCAACGGCACGTTGAAAGCGACAAGGATTGTCGGTGCTGTCTATGCCTGATAAAGCGAGGGGGTGCGCGTTATGCCATCTGTAACATATTCGGGCGTATTTGTCGACAGCGACGGCGATACCGGTCTCAATGCGGGCACAAACGGACGAAGTATTGCGGTCAGCGGCGAGAGCATTCCCGCCGGAATGACCATAACGGGCATATTGTATACGCTCGCAATGTCTGCAAGCTCGTACGACGTTGACGACACGTGGGACTTGCATTGGTTCGCAATCGGCAGCAAAGACGGAAGCCCGGCAGCGCCTGCGAAAAGTTTCCCCATGACAAGTTATAGGCAAACACTCAACGGCGAAATGAACTACACGCAAGCCGATATTGAGAAGTTTGCGACCGGCTCTTTCATGCTTTACGCAAAGGCGAATACCACGTTTAATGCTACTTCCTATATGCGAGAGTTTACAATAACTGTCAATTATGAGGAATACAGCAAATGCGGAGCGCCTACGGCCTGCAATGTGTCGAGCGCGCTTGCAACGAGCAACGTAACGCTTTCTTGGTCGGGTGCGACGGCGGGCTATGGCAACGCAATAACCGGCTACGAGGTGCAGCGCTGCGAATCCAGCGACGGCAAAACGTGGGGAAGCTGGACAGCACTCACGACGACGACGGCAACGTCTCTGTCGGTTGCGCCGCCCACGACGGCGGGCAATTACTACAAATACCGCGTCCGCACGCAGGGCGCAGCAGGCGCGTCTTACTATTCCGGATGGAAAGAATCGACGAACACGCTGCGGCGTAACTGGACGGCCTGCGGAGCGCCTACGGCCTGCGCGCTTTCAAGCACGCTTGCAACGGGCAACGTAACGCTTTCTTGGTCTGGCGCGACGGCGGGCTATGGCAACGCGATAGCCGGCTACGAGGTGCAGCGTTGCGAATCCAGCGACGGCAAAACGTGGGGAAGCTGGACAGCACTCACGACAACGACGGCGACGTCTTTGTCGGTTGCGCCGCCCACGACGGCGGGCAATTACTACAAATACCGCGTCCGCACGCAGGGCGCAGCAGGCGCGTCTTACT